TAGCAGTATCGGCATAGTAGGGGATCCCATAATAAGGGGAGGTGTCTCTACTGCCGCAAGTAGAGCATTTATAGATGCAGCTAGAGTTAATAGATTTTTAAATTCCGCAGCAGGTGGAATTTTTATAGATAAACAAAAAGCTTTATCACGTATAGCCCCATTAACCCAAGGGGGAGGGTTTCTTAATAATGACTTTGATTTCCAGAATGAAACTATGTTGGGTCAAGCAGCTGGTAATGCTTTTGGCCTACATTTGCTAAAACAAACTGATTCTGGAATTAATGCAGAAAATTTATTTGATTTTACTGTTGGCCAAACTACAGGTGTTTCACAAGGGAATTTAACATCTCAACAAGGGGATTTACCACCGGAACTAGGTTTTCTTGTAGGTGTTAAGGGTGAGCCTACACGCGATAGATATTTAGATAATGTAGATCCTTTTGGAAGGAAGGCAAATACTTTAACTCTTAACGATAATAGATTAGTAGCTTTATCAAGATTATTTAATCAATTTTACTTAACTGAGGATGAAAAACTTTCGGGAACAGTAAATATAGGACGCGGAAGTTTAATTGCCTTAAATGAGGGAGAAAATTTAATTACTTATCCAGGAGGACCTGGTTCTGTTTTTGGGGCAACAGGTAACACTAATATCCCCAAATTAGAAAGTATTCAGAGAACAGGTGAAAATAATTCTTTTTTACTTGGTACTGGATTTTTTGGAGAAGGTTTTGGAGGAACTTTACAAGGTGGTTCCTTTAATCTTTTAAGAATAGCTCGCCAAGGTGCTAGCTTTGTACAGGGCGGCTTAGATAAATTAGGTAGAAAAAAAGGATTTTTAGGATTTATAGGCAATGCCCTAGCAACTCAAGTACCTTCTTTATTTGATAAAGGAGCTCAGGGGATAGATAATTTTATTCGAAATAGTATTAGTAATGCTCTGGGTCTATCTAATTTAGCTCCTCAATCTAATTATACTGTATTTCAACGTCCTACTCCTACTTTTAATTTTATAAATTATGTAAGATTATCTAATGTTTTTGGGGCTATAGAATCCTCACCCTTAATATTTAATGATATTAACAATGCTATTAATGCTGATGGTAGTAGAGGACCTACATTTGATTTTAATGTGTATGTAGGTGCTAATATAGCTGAAAATAATCCGCAACTTCAAAATGCTAACGGAGGTGCTAGTTGGACACAGAAAAACATCTTAGAGGCCCCAGATTTAATTACCCCGGGTACTATAGGTGAAGATTTTAGAAAAACAATAAAAGAAGAGAGAGGAAAAGGAAATGTTAAAACAGTAATATCTAACTCACCTAGTTATCCACTTAAAAACTTCATGAGAAGAACACAAACAGGTGATGCTGGTGATATTCCATTTATAGAAGGTGAGGGTAGAAGTATATTTAATTATGGAGTAGATGGTAGTACTCTTAGTGCTCTAGATAGATTAAATGCTCTACAGGCTTACGATGGTAGTGTAGATTCAAATAAACCCATTAATGATTTAGTAAAATTAAGATTTAGAATTATAAATAATGATGGTGGATTAACTAACTTACATTTTAGATCTTTCATTAATAGCTTTACTGATAATTACTCAAGCCAATGGAATTCTCTTCAATATGTGGGAAGAGGAGATAATTTTTATAACTATCAAGGTTTTAATAGATCCATAAATATAGGATTTACAGTTGCCGCTACATCTAAGGCGGAACTTGTACCTATGTATAAAAAACTTAACCAATTAGCTGCTACCCTTGCCCCCGATTATTCCTCTGGGGGATATATGAGGGGGAACTTAGTTAAATTTACTATGGGTGATTACCTAAATGATGTACCAGGGTTTTTAAATTCTGTAAATATTACTATCCCTCAGGATTCACCTTTTGAAATAGCTATTAATGAAGATGGAGGGGCAGATTCTTCAGTTGGGGAATTACCTCTTATAGTAAATGTAGAATGTCAATTTACTCCTATTCATGACTTCCTGGTAGAAAAAGCTCAGGATAATGATAATCCAAATGCTAAATATATTTCTCTTAAAGATGGAGATTTGTATAGCCTATACCAGAACATATCTCCTGAAAAATATTCTACAGATGGTCCTACTGCGGAACAGGTACAAACCCAATTAGATCTTATAGAGGGTAGAGCTATAATAGATGCTTCACAAAGAAGAATTCAGGAACAAGGATTATTGGGTACAGCAGAGGAAAGATTAGGTAATTATTTAAATACTAATTCTCCGGCATTTAGTAAAGGAAAATCCCTTAGTGGTAGATTTAATTTTGGTTCAACAGCTGGGAGTAGTAATTTATTGGGTCTATAAAATATAATAATGAGTAGATATAATCAACTATCAATAACTTCCAATGAAAATGAAAATGTAGCTAATATAGGAGCATTATATTATGTAACTAATTCATACCCTGAAATACCTTTAAATTCTAATGATGTTTATGCTATAACAGATTTTGGAGATAGATTAGATACCTTAGCTAACCAATTTTATGGGGATCCCTCTTTATATTGGATTATAGCATCCGCTAACCCTGATGTAGTACCAGGAGATTCATTGCTACTGGCCGGAGGTATACAATTAAGAATACCAGCGGATATTAACTCAGCAATAGGTAATTATAATAGAACTAATGGTTTAGGAACTACAGTAGCATCAGGCCCAGTAGGTACAGGTGGTATTTCTGCTGGTGCTTCAGGACAATCTTCTGTATCTAGTGCGGGAGGTGGAGGAGGTGGAGGAGGTTATTAAATTCGGTCACTATGGGAAATATATTAGGAGAATCTTTTTCAAGTTATGTTAGGTCACAGATAGAACAAAGACAAAATGTTTTAGGTAATTCGTCTTTTTCTGATAGTCAGTTAAAACTTATAAATTCAAAAGGTACTTATCTTAAACTTATCTCATCCATTAATTTAGGTGGGGTGGGACTTTCTTCGTCTGAAAAGGAAAGATTAAAAACTAAGTTTAAGAATATAGGAGTACCCTCCGAAGACACCTCAGGGTCTAATTTGGCTAGAAAATTTATATTATTTGGGGGTGCCTCTAATGATGATAGAGATCTTAAAAGTGGTTTAACTAATGGTAACATTTATAATGGTGCATATGGTTGGGGCGGTATAGAAGAAAGAGGATATGTCCCTATGCCGGGAATTACAGGCGTAGAAACTAAATATTATAATAATGGTGCACTTTCTGAAACCACTATTTCCATTAAATGTTTTAGTAGAAAGCAGTTTGGATTAGTAGATCTTTTATATCTTAGACCTGGTTTTACATTACTACTTGAATTTGGCCATTCTACTTATATAACTAACTCGGGTAATACTGAAATGCCCAATGGTAGTGTTAATACCCTTCCTGCCCAAGCCATATTAGACGGGGATTCTGATCAATTTGAAATTTATCAAAAAATTGAAATTACTAGATCGGCATATGATGGCAATTATGAGGCGATTTATGGTAAGATATCTAAATTTAATTGGTCATTTAATAAAGATGGAAGTTATGATTGCTCCGTAACTATAATAGGTTTAGGTAGTATAATAGAATCCTTAAAATTAAATAATGGTCCTTCTTTATCTCTTACTACTAGTAATGAATTTGGAGAGGATTTTTTAGAGTATTTAGTAAAAAGAGCCATTGAAGATCTTAAAGAACAAACAGGATTTGATGATCTAGAACTTGTTAACATAGCAGAGGATGGTACGGGAGAAATTAATACCGAAAAATTTGAGATACTTAATTCCATTAATGCTGCTAGAAGGGACATTGATGCTGTAGCGAGCCAGGATGTTAAAACTATATTAATGTCTAAATATGCTGTTTCATATCTTCACATTGCCCTATATAATATTAAATATAGGGCTACTAAAAATGCTAATGCTGATATTAAACAAAAAACAGAAGAATTAAAGCAACAACTAAATGAAGCAATAAATAATTCTAATAGTTATAGTCAAAGAAGACATTATAGAAACCAATTACAAAATGCTAAAGCATTAGTGCAAGAGCAGGGTGCTATAACTGTAGCTGATTATACTATGAAAAACTTTTTAGCGCTTCTTAGACCAGGAACTAGAGGAACCGCTAAAATACCTTCAAGTATATTTGCATTATCTGGGGTAAGAGGAGGTGATGAAGAGGTTGAGTCTCCCCAAATTTATTTAAAATTTGGACTTTTAATATCCTTAATTCAACAAAAACTACTAGTATACGAAAAAGGGGGTAAACCCTTTTTTAAATTTGATATGCACAGCGGATGGGAAAAGAGTTATTCAGAAAGAGCATTTCAAACTGATGAAAATTATATTTTAAATGTACCAGGCCAAATATCTGGTAATCCCATGATATGTTTAATTCCCCATACTAATATACCTAATGTAAGTGGTTTTCCTAATTTATTTAATGGAGGGATTAACAAGGAATTGGCTATAAAAGCCCCTAACTTAGGTTTTAAGGTGGACGGAGATCCCTATGCGGGACGATTAGCTAATATATTAGTTAATATAGACCATATTATAAATGTTTTGCAAAATTCTACTGATGCGGAGGAGGGAACAGTAAAAATGCTAGATTTTTTACAAACTCTTTTAGCTGACATATGTAGAGCTTTAGGTGGTGTTAATAAAATAGATGTAACTGTAACCGATGATGGCTTAGTTCAGTTTATAGAAAAAATTCCCCCTCAATATAGTGGAATACTATCTAGTGAATCTGAACCCTCTACCATTAATGCTTTTGGTGTACAAAAAGGTAGTAGGGGTTCCTTTATAAGGGATGTAGGTTTAGAATCTGAATTATCTAGTGATTTTGCTGCTATGATTGCTATAGGTGCTCAGGCTAATGGAAATCAAGTAGGTGCAGATGCTACTTCGTTTGCTAAGTATAATGAAGGATTAACTGATAGGGTAATAAAGGAAAAACAATCTTATTTCAACCAGGTAAATGACGATAAAGAAGAAGTAACTTTATTTGACTTAACGGAGGATTTAAATATTCCATATATTAGGGTTTATTCAAGTTTACAATTTACTACGGATAATTTAGCTTCTCTGGAATCGGCTAATACTAAATTTGTACAATTTTTATATGGAGCTCTTTCTAATGCTAAGCAAATGACTCCACCATTTTTTTTACCTTTTAATTTATCTCTTACCATGGATGGGTTATCTGGTATGAAGTTATATCAAAGATTTAAAGTAAATGATAACATACTACCCCCATCTTACACTGGGGATGATGTAGACCTAATAATAAAAGGAATTAATCACACTGTAGGTACTAATGGATGGACTACAAAAGTAGATACTCTATCAGCACCTTCCTTCTCTAAAACTGTAGGAATTTTAAATAGAAAAGATCCTAAGGACTTCCCGGAAACACCTGCTCAATATCTTGAAACGGCATTTGATAATTTAGCTTTTGTAAATGGATCTGGGGCCGCTAAACCCATCAATATCCCCCCTGATGAAAGAGCTAGAAATACCACTGGGTATGTAATATATAATGGATCTAGGCTTACAGATACGAAGGCTAAAGGATTTAACTTTATAAATAGAGCACTATTTAATAGTGGATTTACTAATCCATATGCAAGATTAGGTATTTTAAGTGTGGTAGAAAAGGAATCTTCTTTTGAGACTAAAGATGAACAACCATATAACAACACCTCTAATGAAAGAATTAGAGAATTATTTTCCCGACCTAGGTCATTAACTGATGCTCAATTAAATGAATTAAAGGCTAATATAAACGGCTTTTGGGACTTTATTTATGGAAATAGAGATGGTTTAGGAACTGGCATTTATGCTGCTGAAGAAAATATAGGGCCTGGTTATGAAGTAGAACTTTATGATTTATATGGTTTTCAGGTAAGTACTGATGGGCATAAATATTTGGGTAAGGGTTATAATCAAATCACTGGTAGACATAACTGTGGTAAATATACTAGATTAATAGGGGGAGATCTTCCGGGTTCTGATAAAGACTTTAGAATTAGGGGTCCTCAAACAGGTGGTGGTACTTCATATACCTTTTCTACTTTTAATTTTTTGAAAGATCCTAATAAGTTAAATACTAATAGATTAGCTGCTACGGGCGCCATGATTGCATTTATGCAATCCGGAGCTAGGAGTGCAGGGTTTAATTGGAATGATATACCTGATGCATTTACGGGTGTTAATGCGGCCGCTGTTATTAATTCTGGTGGCAATTGGGAAAGTAGTATTGCAGCTAAGGGTGTTGCCTCTGCTTTAGAATCATCAAGGAGGATGGTTGTTTATACGGATGGGAATATTATACATGGGAGACCTCAGTATGATAATAGTAAACCTTCCCCCGCTACTATGAAGTTAGAATCAGGAGTTCTTTATCCAAGACTTTCTGAATACTTACATAAGGAAGCATATACAATGTCGGAAGAAGAACAAGCAGAAGTAAGAAGACAACGAAGTGGTGCCTTTAGAACAGAATTTAATTTTGGCGTGGGGGGAGTAGTTAAAGCTAGTGGTGGTATACTCGGGGCAGGATACGGAGGAGAGAGATAATCCCATATTTATAACGTGTATTTCCCTAAAAATAAAATAATAACTAATCTTTATACTGGAGGACGAGAGTATAAAAAAGCACAACCTAAAAGTTTTAACGAACTTAAATTCAGTGATGATGAAAGCTATGTAGGATATTATTGGAGGACACAAACGGGGTTTATTTTTACTGGAAAAAACCCTAATGATAAACCATCCATTAGGTTATTTCCTATAAAAGTACAAAATACTAACCTTCCTACTACGGATCCTGGTAATACCTTAGTATATAACGGAAGTGCTCCTCCAAGAACAGAAAGAGAAAGGTTAGACCCATATAATGGTATAGCTCCAGATTTGTATAATGCTTATACCTTAATAAAAGGTTTAAAACCCCCTAGAAAATTTCCTACTAATTTATACATTATGCCCACTCAAAAAGATTATGAATTAGGGGCTTTTAGAAGATATTTTCTGTTTAAATCCACTGATAAGGAATTTTTAGAAGTAGATAAAAATGTTTATGATAAAATATATAAAAAAGATAGGAATTGGGTATTTGAATTATATGTTCCTTTTAGTATTTTATGGACTCTAAGTGGAGATGAAATAGATGTGCAAAATGCTAATAGGGAAATAACTTTATTAACTCAAAAAAGATTAAGAGTTAATGGATTAACTCAATTTTTAAGAGGTAACTATTTACAGTATTATGAAGATGATATGGAATTAGACGAGGATATTTTAGGTTTAGAAATATCTCCTCCCTCTCCAACTCCTCCTTCTCCTACTACTGTATCTCCTTCTACCCCAACCCCCTCTACAGGATATACACCCCCTTCCTCTCCTTCTCTCCCAACAGCGGGTGGAGGATACTAAAAAGTTTCGTATATTTAATAAATGTTCTGGTTAATAGAAACTAAAGACCAATTAGATAGATTTATTACTGGGGATGCTACTAAGGCATTTATTGAAATAATTCCTTTCAATTATAATATTCATCCTGCAGATAATAATCCCATCTCTTTAATTTATGTTAAACCTTTAGGATATGATGGTTATTTAATAGCTATTAACCATTCGGAAACTCTTAATTCTTTAGATATTGAGTGGTTAGATAAATTCAGTACTATTTATGTTAGGGATAAAAAGGAGGTATTACATTACATATATCATCCTAACATTATAGATTTAACTTTAAATAAAGCTAATCATCAAAAACCATTAACTAAAACACATAATCATTTTTACTCTAAATATCCCTATAAAAGAGATTTAAATACTTTAATACCTGTTACTAAACATTTTGAGTATTGTGAAAATTTATATGATGAACTAAAATTTTATATTGATGAACCTATCAACGACTTTTACAACAGAAAATCTACAGTGGCATTCTACGCTCTCGAGTCCAATGGAATTGGAATATGTAAAGACAAATTTGAGGAAAAATTCTACCGCATACACAATGACACTGTATATACTCAATATAACTTCAAAACTACAACTACTAGACCTTCAAATAAATTTAGAGGAGTAAATTACTCGGCTTTATCTAAAAAAGATGATTCTAGGGAGGCATTCATTCCATCTAATGATGTATTTGTAGAGATGGATATCTCAGCATATCATCCTTCTTTATTAGCAAAACTTATAGATTATACGTTTGATGAGAATGACATACATGCAGCATTTGCTAAAATGTATGGAGTAGAGTATAAAGAAGCTAAACAGCTTACTTTTAAGATGTTATATAGTGGTAATTTTGGTAAATACTCCGATTTGGAATTTTTCAAAAAGGCTAAACAATTTACTAATATAATTTGGGAGGAATTTAATACTAATGGGTTTATTGAATGTCCTGTATCTAAGTATAAATTCGAAAAGGATAAATTAGAGGATATTAACCCTCCTAAACTATTAAATTATTTACTACAGAATTTGGAGACCTCAAATAATGTTCTTATATTATGGAGAATATTTAAGATATTAAAAAATAAGCAAACTAAGCTAGTATTATATAATTATGATTCATTCTTATTTGATTTTCATAAATCAGAAAAGCATTTAATAGATGAATTAAAAATATTATTTAAAGAATTTGGGTTGCGGATAAAATTAAGTTATGGAACAAACTACTCTTCTTTACAACCCCTCTAATATTTATAATAGAACTTCATTAGATAGTTTTGATATAAATTTAGAAGGTTTGGCTGGGAATAAATTATTTTGTACGTTTTCTACAATTGAGGATTTAGATGAATTGGTATATGATATCTCTTCCACATACGATATTCTGTATGGGAAAATATTTATCTTATACATCCAGTCTAATAATGAATATGCTTGCACATATAATGTAGATACTACTAACCTTTCAGAAATCCCATCTGGTACTATCTTAGTACACAGAAAAAAAGAATCTAATACACTTTACACTATCAATGCTCTAAATGAGCTTATTCGTAAACTAAATGGAGGTGTAGTAGATACTAAGTTTCCTATTGAATGGAGACATTATAGAAATTCTATCCTACTTACTAATAAGGATGAATTTAAACAACTAAAAACTAAGATTCATAAAATTATTGAACTTTAGTTGGATAGCCCAAAAGGGCTTCGTATATTTACAGCAATTATATAAACCTAAAATGTTATAGAATGGATTTAAACGTCATTAAGGAGCGTCTGGCTTCGCTCAATACACAACAGCCACAAAGTGGAGGAGGACAAAAGAAAAACTTATTTTGGAAACCTAGCATTGGTAAACAAACAGTTAGAATTGTACCTTCTAAATTTAGACCTGAATTTCCATTTACGGAAATGATGTTCTACTATGGAATAGGACAAAGAGTAATTGCATCCCCGGCTAACTGGAAGCAAAAAGATCCTATTATGGAATTTGCTAAACAATTACGTCAAAGTAATGATAGGGAAAATTGGCGTTTGGCTAAAAAATTGGACCCTAAAACACGTATTTTTGCTCCTGTACTAGTACGAGGTCAAGAAGATGAAGGTGTTAAATTATGGCAATTTGGTAAGGAAATTTATCAAACATTTCTTAATATGGCAGCTGATGAAGAAATAGGTGATTATACTGATATGTTAGATGGACGTGATATAAAGCTTACTACAGTAGGACCTGAAGTAACAGGTACACCTTATAATAAAACTACAGCTACTGTATCACTTAAAGTTTCTCCTATTGCTGAGGATAAGGATGAAATCCAAAAATATTTAAATGAACAAGCTGATCCCTTTAAGGTATTTAAACAATATTCATTTGATGAAATTAAGGGATTCCTACAAAGCTGGTTAGATCCAGATTCGGAAACTGAAACAAAAGTTGATGTTAGCAAATCTCCAGTACCATCTCCAACAGAAAGTAATTATTCTTTAAATACTGATGCTACTAAGAAAACTAAAGCGGATAAATTTAATGATCTGTTTAGTGATTCAACAGATGATTTACCATTTTAATTAGTAGTACATTATGGCTAGAAAAAGTAAATCATTATCGGAGGCAGTCTCTAAAGAAATAAAGTCTAAATTTGATCTTAAAAACTTTAAAACTAAAAAGGGATTAGATCAGAACGTAAAGTTTAAGGAACAACAGTGGATACCCTTATCAGATGCATTTCAATCTGTAACATCTATTCCGGGTATTCCAATGGGTCATATAGTGCTTTTACGTGGTCATTCTGATACTGGCAAAACCACTGCATTAATTGAAACAGCGGTTTCTGCCCAAAAGAATGGTATTTTACCTGTTTTTATCATTACAGAGATGAAATGGAATTGGGAACATGCCATTCAAATGGGATTAGAAGTTAATCCAATTGCTGATGAAGATACAGGTGAAGTATTGGGATATGAAGGTGATTTTATTTATGCTGATAGAGAAAGTTTAAATACTATTGAGGATGTATCTGCATTTATTCTTGATTTAATGGATGAACAGAAAAAAGGTAATCTACCTTATGATTTGGTATTCCTATGGGATTCTATTGGTAGTATTCCTTGTGAATTATCTATTCGTTCTAATAAAAATAACAATGAATGGAATGCCGGTGCTATGTCCACACAGTTTGCAAATAATGTAAATCAAAGAATTACATTATCACGTAAGGAATCTTCTAAGTATACTAATACATTAGTTTGTATTAATAAAGTATGGACTTTAAAACCAGAATCTCCCATGGGTCAACCTAAACTTATGAATAAAGGAGGTTATGCAATGTGGTATGATTCCACCTTTGTAGTAACATTTGGTAATGTTATGTCTGCGGGTACATCTAAAATTAAAGCAATTAAGGATGGTAAACAAGTAGAATTTGCTAAGCGAGTAAATATCCAGATTGATAAAAACCATATTAATGGGGTTACTACTAGAGGTAAAATTGTAATGACACCACATGGTTTTATAGAGGAAAGTCCTAATGCTATTAACAACTATAAAAAATCTAAATCTGAGGAGTGGTCCAAAATTCTAGGAGGTACTGATTTTAAATTAGTTGGAGAGGAAGAATCTCAGGATATTTATGTAAACACGTTTACTGAAGAACCTGCATAGGTTCTTTGGTTTAACGTATTATTTTTTGTATATTTAACTTAAAGGTTATATGGAAACAGGTAGTCCCCTAGATATTCTTAATCAAGTTCAAGAAAATAAGGCACCTAAAAAAACAGGTGAGCGTTATTTACTTATAGATGGTTTAAATTTATTTTTTAGAAATTTTGCTATTTTAAATATGGTAAATTCTAAAGGAATGCATGTAGGGGGATTAGGGGGTTTTTTAAGATCTTTAGGGGTACTTATAAGGCAAATCCAACCCACACAGGTTTATGTGGTTTTTGATGGGGCAGGATCTTCAAATAATAGAAAAAATCTTCTTGCTGATTATAAATCAGGTAGAAATACTAAACGAATTACTAACTGGGAAATCTTCGAAAATCTGGAAGATGAACATGATGCAAAAGTAGATCAATTAGTAAGATTAATTCATTATTTGAAGGTCCTCCCTATTAAGATTGCATCCATAGATAAAGTGGAAGCGGATGATATTATAGCTCATTTATCTAAAATTCTTATAAAATCAGAGGATGATAAGGCATTTATAGTATCAAGTGATAGGGATTTTCTCCAATTAGTAAATGAAAATGTAGCAGTTTTTAGACCTATAGAAAAGGAATTCTACACTACCCAAACAGTTCAGGATAAATTTGGAATACCAGCTAGTAATTTTATTGTGTATAAGACATTATTAGGAGATAATTCAGATGGAATTAAAGGAGTAAAAGGGTTAGGTAAAAAAGGCCTACTTAAAAAATTCCCTGAATTAGGACAACCTAATGTTACATTGGGGGATATAGTAACTATATGTGAATCTAAATTCAAAGATAATATAACCTATGCTAGGGTTTTAAATAGTATAGAAGAATTAGAATTAAACTATAAATTAATGGATTTATCTAATCCCATGATAGATGAATCTGATAAGGAATATTTAAAAGAACTTGCGGAAGACCAAGATCTTAATTATATTCCTAAAACATTTCTTGAAATGTATGATGAAGACCAAATAGGTGGTATTATTAGAAATGTGGAGTTTTGGCTACAAGATGTTTTTGAACAATTTAAAAAATAAAAGTTGACGTTAAAAAGTATAGAACAATATGGTCATCCATTTCAGATTAAGGTAATTTCTTCTCTCCTTACATCTAAGGAGTTTTTACAAAATATTATTGATATTCTAAGTGATGAAGATTTCCCTAATTCTGCTCATAGGTGGATTATAAAAGAAATTATAAAGTATTATGACTCTTATAATACTAATGTTTCTATGGACGTTCTTAAAGTAGAACTTCAAAAAGTTGAAAATGAAGTATTACAATTATCTATTAAGGAACAATTAAGACATGCATATGAAGCCTCAGATGAGGATTTAAAATATGTACAGGAAGAATTTTCTAATTTTTGCAAAAACCAACAATTAAAAAAAGCATTACTACAGTCTGTTGATATGCTTAAAGTTGGGGATTACGATTCTATTAAGTTTATGATTGAGTCCGCTATGAAAAGTGGGCAGGATAAAAACATAGGACATGAATACCTTAAAGATGTTGAATCTAGATATAGGGAAGATAATAGAAAAACCGTACCTACCCCCTGGGATAAAATTAATGGTTTAGTTCAGGG